CATGGCCACTAAAATATCTTTGGAGCCTGAGTCCATATACTTGCGTATAATTAGGGTTCACGTGGTAGTGAGACCTGAATATGTTCAAGATGGAACTTCAGGCGCTTATGATCGCATGAAATTTGAAGCGGATCCTCGATATTTCTATTTTAAGGATAAGCGTTTTGATGATGCTCATTATATTGCGATCGAGCGATGGGATAGGAATAGTGGTTACAAACCGATCTTCTCCGAGGAGCATTGTATGGAGCTCTCTCACTTGAATGTAGCCGAATATTTGTTTCACATGGGAAAATTACTGAAGCAACACCACTCACGTCAGGAGGATTACCTTTCAAATCAGGAAGCAGTCACTTTTGATATTGAGGAGGAAGACTCTCATGAGGAGTTCCCACTACCTACTAGTATTGTAGAACAAGTAGGCGATCGTGGCTTCACGCGTCAAGCTCCCATGTTCCCGCGCACCCAGAGAGCACTTGCCAACGGTTTTCGAGCTGCTATAATGATGAAGCTTGGTGATTTTCCGAGTATTCTTCGTTTTCTGACCTTCTTAACAGGATATGATTTTCTTGTTGCTCAGACAGTCTCGATATTGATTGATCATTTTTCGTCATGTGATGAGGCCCAGTGGTGGTTTTGGATCCCTGATAGTTGGTGGAGCGAGAAGCTTTTCAAGAGGCTTGCTCCAGTGTTACAGGACACCCAAATACGCAAAGAGCTCATCAAATTGATGAAATGGCGGTATCGCTGGATTGCTCTTATTTGTCTTTCCGTCTATTTTAGATGGTATAGGATCATGGGAGTTGCTAGTGCTTTCCTTGTTGCCAATCTTATGAGAGGTCAGGTTCTGCGTTTCTCGGCTTATCGTTTAATAGTCAATAAGAGAAAGGCAGTTCAGGAGGTCGCGCAGGCGTATCGCAAGAACATGTCACCGTATCTCAAGTGGATCCTGGAGTGGATTCCTTGGGTTGCGGCTGCTGGCGGAGCAATTGCCGGTTTACGTTGGCTCATGGGACCAGATAATACTTTCACATTTGGTTCCGAAATTGAGAAGCCTCGTGACTGGCATCCCTCTGATCAGCAAGCTTTCATGGGAATGACTGAAGCTGATATGCGTGCTAAAGAGCAAGTGAGAAATCAATGGCAAGAGAAAGTAGTCACAGCAGTTTCGGGTTTTCGCAACCCGAATATGACTGGTGATTAACTCACACAGCTTGTTATTAAGAATACTTCTAGGTATAAGGTCTATCAGGAAGGCGAATGGAAGGAAATGTGCCACTTAACATGGCTTACCACTGACATTTGTGTTCTTCCGGCTCATGTAATACCGAAGAATTCGCAGAAATGGCGAATTTATGATTCTGATGACAAGTGTGCTCGCAAAGATGTTGTGGTCTCTCCGATGAGTTTTTACAAATCTTTGCGAGGCGATGTTGCTCTAGCTCATATAAAGTATCGGTCGAAGAAGTCCTTAATACAGTATTTGGATTATCTTCCTGCCGAGTTAATGGGCACCCGAATACGATTGGAGAAGGGCTCGTGTTCTCCCCACACTTTTGGTGTCCGCGGAGGGCGGGTTACCAACGCGGAAGGCTTTGAGGTAATAGAATGGATTAGCCCTCATCCTTCTGAAGAGGGAGATTGTGGGGCTGCTTATGTCCGTACAGGTCGAAATCCCTCTATCGTTGGTTTTCACTATGCTGCACGTAGTGATAATTATAATATCCAACGGAGTGCGATGTTTACCGAGATTGAACTCAAGACTTTTATCAAAAATGTTTTGGATAATGCCAGCACTTTGGTTTCAGCAAATGCCCCTGATCAATGGGGTTTTAAAGGACCAAATGGCTTTTCAGTTGAGGAAAAACCTATGCCGGCGAATGACATAGCTGCCCAGGTGGATTGGCTCATGGAAAATACAGAAGCCGGTCAAGAATTGGCAGAACGTAATGCCAGCTCTCCTGAGATCGTTGAAGTGGACAAGCCCGAATTTGAACCTCCGTGTATAGAAAAGAAGTTCGTTCGACAGGCTGTTCCAATTGGCACAGCAGGTCGATCTGCTTACTACAAATCACGGTGTGTTGATACTCTTATGGCAGAAGCTGTTCGGGAGCGCCTTGGTATTCACCATGGTAAGCCCAAGTTTGGACGGTCTATGTATCCTAAGAGCGCGATGTATACCTTCAATGGGTCTTGCAATCTCCCACCCTCTATGCTAGAGTGGGCTGCGCAAGATTACCTTTCAATGTTCAAGTTGCTACCACGTTATCTATTGGAAGACTTGTGTCCATTGACTCGTGAGGAGATCTTGAATGGCAAGGATGGCGTGAGGTACATCGACGCGCTCAATTTTCTCACTTCAATGGGGGAGGGTTTCCCTGGAGGTAAGAAAGCTTGGGTAATAGAGTACTTGGATTCTTTATCCGGACACATACGCAAGGAATTCTTGCAGGAAGTGTGGGATGAGGTGGATAAGGCCCTGGCAGCTTTGGAGGCGGGGAAAAGAGTCCCTTTCATTTTCAGGGCCACTCCTAAAGATGAAGCGACCCCAATCACCAAAGACAAAGTGAGGATCTTTATGGTAGGACAAATTACGTGCATTCTTCTCGTCCGCAAGTACTTCACTCCCGTGTGTCGTCTTATTCAGATGACTACGGGAATTAGCGAGTGTGCCGTAGGAATTAATGCCACATCTGTTGATTGGGAGCATGTGCAGCAACATTTGGATCGTTTCAGTAATGTCTTTGATGGAGACCATTCTAAGTACGATCTTGTCAAGAATGCTGCTACTAGCGCTGCTTCTTATAAAATCATGATAGAGCTTGCCGCCATGGGTAACTATACCGCACAGGATTTGACCATTATGACTATGCTTGTCAATGACCTTGTATATCCATTGACTAGTTATGCTGGCCTGTTGTACCAACTTGATGGTTCTACTCCAAGTGGTATTCCAGTTACAGTTATTGTCAATGGTTTGGATAACTCTCTTATGAATAGATGTGCTTTCTTGTATGCTTATCCGCGATCGAAAGTGGGTGACTTTCGGAAGTACGTCTCCCACATCAATTATGGAGATGATTTCATAAATGCTGTCTCTTTTTGGAGAAGGCGTTTTAATTTTATCACCATGCGAGACTTTCTAGCGTCCTATGGGTTGAAAATTACCCCAGGAGTCAAGGATGCGGAAGGAAGGAAATTTGTGGATCGCAATAAGATAGTTTTCCTTAAACGACATAGCGTGAAGTTGCCGGAACTTGATTATAGAGTGGGTGCTTTGGAATATGCATCCATCTTCAAGTCATTGGAGACCGTCCTGTACAGCAAGAATTTGTCCTCCGAACAAGCTTTAGCAGTCAATATTGACGGCGCTCTTAGAGAGTTGGTCTACCATGGACAGGAGGCGTTCTATCAAGAGCAAAAATGGCTGCGAGACCAAGCAACGCAACACGGCATCGCACATCTGTGCGTCCACCTCAACACGAAATATGAGGACCTCCTACGATCACTTCAGAAATTGTGATCGTTCATCGCCTCGGGCAGGCATAAAATGCGTCCCTCTGTGCGTTGGGAATGTACAGGCGAGGAGCCAAACCAAAATCCCCTTCCCGATACAGGTTACCAAGATTTACTAGTACTGCTCTAGTTAGTCTTAGGCATGTCGGGTTTGCCCCATAGCAGGACCCACGCAGTATCTGATGGTGATATCTACTGCGTGCTAAATTCACCACAAATGAATCAAAAGATAATTTTAAAGCCCAGGAAGTTCCTGGCATGGAAAAGGTCGGAACTGTTGCGTTCGCTCATGCGGATAGGCCGATCACCCAAGATGGTATGTCGCCCTTCGAGTCGACTTTCCATAAGGGTGAAGCAGCAGATGTTCCTTTGGGAGATTTCCTTTCTCGACCAGTGCAGATCTTTGACACTGAGATTGGTGTTGGAAGTACGATCTTGTCCGAGTTTGATCCTTGGACTCTCTTCTTCACTAACTCGTTAGTCAAACGCCGTGTTGAAGGCTTTCGCCTAGCACGTGGCAATTTATGTCTGCGCTTTATGATTACAGGAAACCCCATGGCTTTCGGTCGCTTTATAGCGGCCTATAAGCCACTTGGTAATTTCAATATTGCTCCCACTCCGCATGTATTCAATGAGACGCTAGTTTGTTATTATACACAACATATGCATGTTTTCCTTGATCCGAGTACTGGAGAAGGAGGCGAGATGAAGCTTCCTTTCTTTTGCATGGAAAATTGGCTCGACTTATCGTCGACAATATCCCTTGCTTCAATGGGCGATGTTGTTTTTGCTTCTGTCGTCCCATTGGATTCAGCCATTTCTGCCGCTCCAAGTTGTTCCGTTCGAGTTTTCGCATGGATGGAAAACGCCGAATTAGCGGCACCCACTGTTGGCGCTTATGACATTTGGACCCCTCAGGCCCCCATTACCGATGAGGCGACCACTACTGTCACAGTGGCTTCTATGGCTGTTTCCACACTATCTGTACTTATGGCTTTGATCACATTCTATATGAAAGAGTGGATGCCGATCAAACCAGCACTACGTACATTGTCTTCCCGAGCTTCTGATGAAACACTGCAAGCCTCTGAATTTTGGAAGACACCTCTCTCATCTACAGCTAGTGCTGTGGCTAAGGGAGCAGGGCTGCTTTCACGCATACCAGAGCTAGAACCATATGCTCTGGCTACGGAAACTGCAGCCGGTTTGGTGGCTAACGTAGCAGCAATCTTTGGGCTAAGTCGACCACAAATTCTCACGAATCTGATCAAACATCGTGAGTATAAAGTGGGAGAGTTGGCCACCACTAATACACATGAGGCTGTCGCTCGTCTTGCTATGGATGCCAAAGGTCAGCTGTCTATAGATCCAAGAACAGTTGGCCTCTCGGGTATGGACGAGATGTCATTCGCCTATCTCGTCTCTAAGGACACTGTCTTCTGGAAATTGGGGTGGAATCTCACGGATACAGCGGGAAGTAGTCTTGGAATGTTGTGTGTAACACCAGAGCAACATGTTCTTGACACCTCTACCGCTACAACCAATTCAATTATTACCCCACAGGCTCTAATAGCGAATCAATTTAGATTTTGGCACGGCACAATTATCTACCGTTTCAGGATCGTCGCTTCCGCGTTCCACCGTGGGCGCATACGTATAGTGTATGATCCCTGTACCAGCGCCACCTCGGAGATGAATCAGGTATACTCGCGTATTGTTGACATCGAAGAGACCCGAGATTTCGAGATTCCTGTCAAGTGGCATGCTCCGACTACTTTCCTCAAGGTAAGAGGAATCACACCTGGTGTGGGTGGTTATTATGGAGCTTCCATTACCGAGTATCCAAATAATACGAACGGTATCCTTAGAATTGAGGTTCTCACACCATTGCAGAGTCCGGATCCTGCCATTGCCAATGAGATCAAGATCTTAGTATCTCAACGCATGACTGAGGACGCAGAATTTATGTGTCCTTATGACTGGGCCTTTGCTAACAATTGGGCTCTTACCAGCCCCACTGGAGAATCATTGCAAGCTCCTGAGCTCAGTGCCTCTGATTCCAAAGCTGATACGCCTGGTGAGGCGCAAACAGCGATGGATGAAGTTGGTACGACTCCGATTACTCCAGTTGACAAAACCGCCTTGGTTTTCGGCGGTGAGTCAATTAAAAGTGTGAGAACTTTGTTGAGACGGTACACTTACCATTCCACTTACAATTCGGTCAGTTCTTTCCGTATACCGATAAAGAGACCTATGAAAACATCAAACTTGCGTGGTTTTCAGGTCTTGTGGTCTAGTTATGCCGGCTGGCGAGGGTCTATCCGCCAGAAAGTTGTTGCCAATAGTACAGGCGTGGCTATTACGGCTGCGCATGATCCCTTTGGGGATCCCGCGGGCACTCCTTTTGCTACTGGTTTCACAGGCCTTTTCTCCAACCAGGAAGCAGTGGAGATTGAGGCTCCATTCTATTCTCACAGACGTTTCGTACCTTGTCTCGGAGATGCCGTTTTGACAGCCTACAATTTTAAGAACTACGACAATCTTGATCCAAATATGTCGTATGTTCACTACGACGTTTCTCCCATAGCTACCCTTACTGGGTATATGGCAGTGGGAGAAGATTTCGCCTTGTTTTGGCATTTAGGGACACCACGTTTGTACCATAATCCCTAGCCTAGCATGGCACAATTCCCCTAGCACCGGGGGGCCGGACTTCGGTTCGGTTCCAAGGGCATCTTTGCACTCTTGATAGAGAGGTTTTATAAGCTGCCCTTGGGCAGTGGACTTTTGATCCTACTCTTGATATGGGTGCAAATTTAAGATGCACTTGGACAATACTCAGTACGTTTGGGTGTATGTGC